ACACCAATTGAAGCAGCCGCAGCAGCCATAGCAGCCGCAATTTCAGCAGCGATACTTTTTGCTAAAGCAACAAGTCTGTCTTGTTCTGCGGTGAGTTTATCGAACAACCCTTGAGCAAGGTCGGTAGCAAGTGAAGTTCCAAGAGTCCTTAGAGAATCTAAAGCCTTAGTTATTGATTCATTTACTCCAATAGCAGCAGTTCCAACTAATAGCCTGTTGGCTTCGCCAAATCCTGCTATCAATGCGTCAATGAGTGCTTGAGCGGATGTAAGTCCTGTGTTGCCCAACACTCCCATAATAATCTTGATTCCGCCGACAATTGCTGTCATTTGATTATTGATGTTAGTTACTTCTGCTTGCGCACCCTTTACAAACGCTTGCGCCATAGCAACTGAGTTGCCATAGAATGTTTCACTCATTTTTGTTCCAAAAGATTCTGCCTGTGTATTGATTTGAGTGTAGAGAGAATTGATCTGTGCGATTTGATCCGCACTAGCAGTAGTTAAGAGAGCAGCAGTTTCGCTTGCTGCGTCGGGACCTGCCTCGAGTAGTTGTTGGATGTATTCACGACTTAATCCTGCTGCTAATAGTTTTTCAATGTTTTTACCAAAATCAACAACTTGTGTGAGGCGTTGTTTCAATTGGTTTGTAATTGTATCGACACCTTTTGTTGCCTTGCGAACTTGTGTGATTACTAATCCACTAGCGGTTTTAGTCACAGAGATAACTGCCTTACTATCTGAATTAGATAAGTCCACTAAGGCTTTGGCGAAGTCTTTAACACCACTACTCAACTTGGCTTGGAAGGCTGCCTGAGTTTGTAGAACTTCTTTTAAGTCATCTTCTGCTTCTTTGAGTGCTTCTACTGCCGCATTTCTACGCTTTACAAGTTTAACAAGAGCCGCAGTCTGATCGGTTAAATAATCGACGATAAGACTCTTAGCACCTTGCGACATACCAGTAAATCTTTGGTTGACGGTTTCAACTAGATCGTCATACATACTAATAATTGAATCGACGGTTGCCTCACCATCACGCATCGCCTTATCAATTGCGCTTGGTTCTCCGAATGGAGTACGCAATAGTTCGCCAAACTTCTTTTGCGCTGCTGCGCGTTCTTCGAGTGCTTTGTTTAAGTCATCGGTTGCCTTGTCTAACTTGACACTAACATCTTCGATTTGTTGCGCAACTTGAGCATATTGCTCTGCCATTTGTCTAACTTTGGCGTTTACCGCGTCGAATCCTTTGCGAAGATTTTCCAACGCTGCGCCTTTAAGCATTTTACCCTTAGATTCAAATACCTTTTCCAATTTGTCAAGTGCGCCAAAGACCGCATTACGAGCAGAATCCGCACCATCCATAAATGAATTAGCAAAGTCTTTCTTCAAGTAATCGTTGTAATCTCTTACTGCTATTTGAAGATTTCTTTTCATTTCGGCGAGTCGCTTTGCTGCGTTTTCTGCCGCTTTTTGTGCTTTAGGGTCAACGATCGCTCCACCTGTAGCAGTTCCAAGACCACTTAGATCAACTTCTTCCGCAGTCTTATCTTTTGTTTTTTTCGTAATCTTTGAGTATTTATCTAAGGCTTTACCTGAATCTTCTACCTTTTTTGCAAGACCATCGAAGAAATTGCCAACATTGTTGGTCATAGTTTTTAAGCCTTCGTAGGCTTTTTTCGCGTCAGGATTGATGAATCCAAGAACCTTCAAGAATAGTTTTAGGGGACCTAGAACTAGATTTAAGAAACCTTCTGCTAAGAATCCTACAACTCGGATAATAAAACCAATTGCCTTTAATGCTCCTTGAGCAACACCGATAACAACTTTTCTAAAGGTTTCGGATCGATCCCAAGCCAATTTGAATCCGACCGCCACGGCTGCGAGAGCAGTAACAATGAATCCAATAGGGTTGGTCATAAATGCTGTTTTTAACAAGTTCATAGCACCAGCGAAACCAACGGTCGCACCTGTTGTCGTATATGTCCAAAATGCGTAGGCTTGCTGGATTTTTTTGATAGATCCCATTACTTTACCGAATAACATGGTTGAGATTCTTGCTGCTTTTGTCAAAGTTATGTAGGTAATGATTGCCGTTGCTAACATAGTGAAAGCCACTTCGTATTTCTTAACAAAACTAGCGATCGACCCAAGTATTCGGATGAAAGCCTTAAATCCTACTAAAACTTTTTCTAATATCGGAATGAAGGTATTCGCCATAAAGGTTTGAACACCTGCTACTGCTGGCAATAATGCTTGACCGAAGGAAACTTTTAGTTTTTCAATTTGTTTTCCAAGTGCTACTTGGGCGTTGACGGTGCTATCCGAACCCTTAGCAAAGTCTTTGTAGGTAGAGTTGAGAACTTCTGTGATTGCGATCGCTCGTTCGCTTTCCGTTCCTGATTTGATCTTTGCCTTAGTTTCTGCGTCTAATACGAAACCAACGGCGGTAAGAGAAGCGAACTGTCCGTTCAGGGCTTGCGCTAAACCGTTAGTCATTTGACGGAACTCGTCGGCTGACGCACCCGCACCTTTTTCTGCTACAACATAATCTAAGATCGCTGGAGTTAATTGAGCAATTGTGCTTCCATGTAAATCAAATGTCGCTAACTGAGATTGAACTGTAGTGATATTGGATTCAGTTACAACCGTTGACGCTGCTAAGGCTGCCGCATGAGCGTTTAAGATTTTAATTTGTTCTTGAGTCGCACCACCAGTGGTTAAGAGGATTCTTGCTAGTCGATCTTGGGCGACGCTCGCTGCTTGAGCAGCGCGGACGGAATCCATACCAAGTTTTGCAACATATAAAGCGACCGCTCCAGTTGCTACTTTTTTGAATACACCAGCCATGTTGTTTAGGCTTGATGATGTTTGACCAGCAGATTTTTGAACTTTTTCTGTTGCTTTCGCTGCGCGTTCCATTTCGGCAGTGAATTGAGAGGAGTCGGCTCGCAACTTTGCTAAGAGTTCAACAACTGTTGCCATTACTCACACCTCTATCGTTTACTTGCTTGTTCTTGCTCCCATATCCGCAACCGCTCTAACGCTTCCCATTCTGCTAATTCGATAGCAGAAATAGGATTATGGGAGGGACTGCCGTGGAGTAGTTCCTCAACAGTCCTTCCCAATCGTTCCGCTAACTCAAAGACAAATCTTCTGTAGCCGTTGCGGAGGAATCTTTTCCCGCTACATCTGCTGATTCTTGAGTGAATCCTGACAAACGCATACCAACAGAAGCAAGTCTGTCTAACGCGGTTGCTGACTTTGCTAACAAAGCACCTCGGTCTTGGGGACCAAAGATCTGCTCGCCTTTTTCCTGATCGAATGATGTTGCTATTACTATTTCGGGGTACACAAATTGGAGGTTTACACCACCCTTTTGATCTACTGCTAAATCCATGATACGAGTGCGTTCTGCGCCTGTCATACCACGAACTTCTACTTTAACTCCCCATTCAGGGACATCCACAATTTCACTTGGAATGTCTTGCTTGGCGAGGATCTGGTCTCTTATGGACACGGTTGCTCCTTAGGGTCTCTTGGACTCGATTATTTTCGCTAGTTATTTAATTGTTATGCGTAAGCACCACGGGTGACAGCACCAGTGATCTGAAACTCAGCAGAGTAGGAAACGATGTCGCCTACACCAGCAGATGTTTCATATGAGGTCATTAGGCACTCACCTGTGTACTTAGTGAAAGTAGAGGTTGAACCTTCGGGACCATACTCGAAAGAAACTGAGGCTTCTTGACCTAAGATTCCTGCGAGGTGCGCATCAACAGTAGCATCAAATGAACCTTCAATGCTAATTGTTTGATTCTTGAATCCAACTACATAGGATCGATCTGATGATCCAAATGAGGTGGTTTCTAAAGTCTCTGCTTCTCTCGGAAATGAAACAGAGTTCAAAGTATTACTAATATCGGTAAGAGTTCCACCTGAGTTATCTACCTTGAATACGGCGGACTTACCATGTCTAAATGTTGGCATTTTTTATCTCCTTGAGAAAGCGATACTGAATGTGATCGAACCTGTACCAGCCGCAGGTGTAACTACTGCCCTCAGATAACGATTAACAGTAGTGCCTGTGGCGACTACCTTGCGCTCTGAAGTTATAGTGCTAACTGCGACTGTTTCAAAAGTGGTTAAATCAGCAAATGTTGAGTTATCAGCAGAGTGTTGAATTTTAGCCACTGTTGTTGCCGAGCGAGTATTGGCAGTTATGTGTAAATGAGCCACTCCACCGTTTGCTGATGAAGCACCATTGTCCACACTTGTGCCTGTCGAGGTAGCACTGATGGCTGATTTACAACCTAGCCATACACCGTAATCTAACCCGTTGTTTGCTACCGCTTCGCCCGAAACGGCAACAACATCTGTAAGTGGACTGCTTATTTCATATGAAGTTGAGGCGGAGTCCACAAGAATTGCCCGACCCCCAACGCTGGTGCTATCTGATGAAGTACTAATAACTTTGTTTGTAGTATTTCCTAAAGCACTTTCTAAAATGTCATCTACTGCGTCGGTGCTTCCATCGAACAAACCTTCGAAAGAAATTGCGCCGTCAGTGTGTCCTACTATGTAGGTGCGATCAGATGATCCAAATGTGGTCGTTTCAGGAGTTTCTATTGCGTTAGTCACTGAAACGCTGTTGAGATAAGTCGAGAGTTCAAACTCATCTGCGAACAAAACTGTACTTTTACCGTGGCGGAATGTAGGCATTATTTCTCCTCAACTGGGCGTTGGAATGGGGTTCCATCTTGAACGAAACCATCGCCGTCTATGTCTGTGGCGTTAGGATCGAAGCCTTCTTCGATTTTTACTTCTTTAACGATTTCTACTTTAGTGGTTTTACTTTTGCCATCAGCGAGTTCAATAAGACCTTGATCTAATAGCCACTTGGCTGACTTTTCAGGAATGTCTGAAACTAATGAGTTCGCTTCCGCCCTTTTATCAGGCGGGTAATCAATCCCGACGATTGCTCGGTACTGGGTCATGTTTTCTCCTTTTGAGCAAGCAGAACCCGTACCGCATGGATCTCTAGGATTCTTCCACGGTCGGGGTCTCTATGGACTCGTTTACGCACACTGTACATTACTTTTTATCTTTGAGTTCGTTCACACGCTCAAGTTCAGCCCGCTTTTCTTTAATCATCCGCAAGGTTAACCAATATCCGATTCCATCGACCGCATTATCTAACTTAGTAGCGTGAACCTCTCGGGCGATTTTGACTCCGACCATACAAAGACTTACCTGTTCGGCGGTTACTTCTACTCCGAGAATTGCCGACCAAATCTTCGCCGCACGGTTGAAATCATCGAGGGGATGACCATAAGACTCGTTTCTATCTTGGGCGACGAGATTAGCCGCATAAGAGGCTATATCGCGAGGATCGCTAAGTTCTGTCATAACACCGCCATATCTGCCAGTCGTTTTTCGGGATACATACAAAATGTTAAAACTCCGACCTCTGCCTTATCTCCTTTGATTTGTTCCCACCAAACACTACCGCCGTCGAGAGCGGGGGCTTGTAGCCACATAACTCCGCCCCAATCTGCTGCTCGTAAATGGTGCCAATGACCTGAAACTAAAACATCGGAATCACCAATCGCTTGTTTACCTAAGGATTGACCTTCAAGCCATCTACGCATTTTGAGTTCGGGGGAAGCCCCTGAAACCTTAGCAACATGACCGTGGGTTAAGCCTAAGATCCAACCTGCTGATTCTACTGTGATTGATAACTTGTCTTTAGGGATCGCGAACTTTATATGACCATAAACCTCAGGATTAGCGGAGAGTATTTCGGACACCTGTTCAACAATTGCTAGGTCGTCATTATCGTTCAAAGTTGTATATGACTTACCTGAACTGTTTCTATTTTCTCCATGATTGCCCGCAACTGATACAACTTTTACATCGTCAAACAATTTAGACCAACGAATTAAAGCGTCGCGCAATAATCTGCGGGCGACCTTAACTTGATCCCTTCGATCGAGTTCCACACCAAATAATTGCTGCTCGTAGTGCCCGATACAACCTTCTACTGAATCTCCAGTCCACAAAACAATTAACTTTCCAAGCGGACGCTGGATTTTTCGGAGTTCCTTGATTCGGTATTCAACCGCGTCAATACTGGCAAGGATTCGTTTGACCGTTCCCGACAAACCATCTCCATCGGGTTTACCTATCTGCCAATCGGAGAGAACTACGCAAAACACACCATTACCAACAGGAGCAGGGGTCTGCGCTTTTTTGTGTTTTTTGATTTCATCGATTAGATCTTCATAGTTAACTTCTGCGCCGAGACCTTTTCGAACTACTTTGCCCTTCCATTGACGGTTGAGAACTCCATCAGGATTTCCCCAAACATTGAACAAAACTGGTTCGACGACCCTAAACTTATCGGGATCAAGTCCCCATATCCGTAAAATTGAGTCCCAATCGGGCGACTCCTCGGCGGGAATGGCGTTCGTGGTAACAGTGCCCTCAGAACCATCCCAAACGACTCCAGGAAGCCATTGGGCGGACTTTTGCTTGAGATTAGGGTTAGCGATTGACCCCGCTTCGACGGGTTCTAATAACTTGTCGAGAGCCTCATCCATGCCATCTAGGTTCATACTTTACCGATTACTCGAATACATGAACACCCTGTTTCCTTCATACGCCTTCTATGTTTTTGGATTATCCACGGTGTTATTCGGATACCTGTTTCATCGTTGAACCTACCTAGAGTTTTTGCTATATCTGTAGCAGTGTGATTACTGGTATCGATCATGGTCAATACCTTGTCGCCGAGTTCCTCGGGCAACACTGCGTACAAACGCTTTACACCACAAGGACTTCCTGTTGTTCGATTTCCTGATGTCGGAATTGCGTCGAGCGCATTTAACATCGCGCTAACTGTTGAACTATTGAGATTTGTTCGTTGCTTTACACCTTTGGCAATTGAGTTTCCACGGGCGCGTGAGGTATTCCGCAAGGATCCTTTCGCACCGCCAACATTTCGGGAACTCGTCATGGTTTGCTCCCCGTCCGTACGGATCTTTTGCCTTATCTTCCTCGCTCACTACGCATCCACGAAACAATCGAGGTTGAAGGCGATTCTTGGGCGATCCAAGTCATCCGTGCCCAAAGATAGTACAGAACCATTAGAAGCAAGGCGAACGACACGCAAGCCGTTAATTGTAGTGTCTGTCAAAGCAGCAAGCAGTATTCGTAGGTCTTGAGCAAGGTTTCTCGCCGTTGGGTAATCATCGCGGGTAGCACGAACAACCACTTGAATAGAGGGCTTATCTACCTCGAACGCTGCTGCCCCAAAAGTCGCCATAGGAGCGAAGCCCTGATATTCATAAACCGCTACGCATAGATCGGGAGTATCAGGCATTTTGGCTAGAAACAAGTTTGTGCCGATAGTCAAAGTCGCGCTGTTGGAATCGATATAGGTACCAACCGCTTCCAATACTGTTTGTGTTGTTGGCATTATGTCAACCTCCTAAGCGCATTTTCAACGCTAGAGAGCAAACGACCTGCTAGACCGTTTGATCGTCTTTTAATCGGATCTTCAAGATACTTGGCTTTAGTTCCACCCTTGTGCCTAGCGTTCATATCTTCATGGACGATTAAAGCATAGGAGGCTGCTACACCACCATATCCGAGGGTGATTTCTAAGGTGTCTCCAAAGGAGTTTACTTGGATTCCATAGGCTTGACCTGAATTACGCAAGTTGCCTTTATCTACGGGCACTTCTCGTTGAGATTCGTTAAAAGCAATTGTCGCCTCAACATACAAACTTTGGCGCAGGGCTTGACGCGCACCTGCTCCGCCTTTTTGGAGAACATTGATTAACTTTTCAATGTTTTCAATTTCAATTGCCTCCGCCATTATGCGCGACCAAACTTAACAACTGTATGGTGGACGGTAGGAGTTCCATTCGCCGAATAAGTAGG